GGAGCTTTTATAAAAGGATTCGTGGATGTCTTTGCCATGTCTGCTAATTTGTTTAATAGACCAGGAAGTGCATTACCAGCAGTAGTTACTGACCGATTGTATTGCAGAGAAGTGAGCGATTCGTATGCTGTTGGTGCTGGAACATAAATCTGTGCTTTCAGATTTGAAAGTCCAGGAACATTTGCAAGATTCTGGGATCTTAAATACGAAGCAACCCTATTGAGTGCGGTGTTTGAATACTCAAAACAATAGAATTTCATCCATAATGGTATGCTACTGACCAATTCTCCATCATTAGGAAAAACAAATGTTCCAGTTGATTCTTGAAGCGATGCTACGTTTGATACATAACCTGGCATTATTTTCTCCTAAATATTTTGATGCCCTACAAAACTAGATTTACACCAAAGAATACTACAAAATATATAGGTGATCCAAATAATATTATCTGTAGGTCGTTGTGGGAAAGAAAATTTTGCAAATTCTTAGACGAGAATGTAAATATCCTAAGATGGTCATTTGAGACTCTTCGTATACCCTATAAATCACCCGTAGACAATCTAGTACACCAATACATTCCAGACTTTATTGTCGAGAAAAGAAGTAAAGGCGGTGAAGTAGAAACAATGATTGTCGAGATCAAACCAGCAAAACAAACAAAAAAACCAGAAATGGGCAAAAGAAAATCAAAAAGATCTTTTATTAATGAAAATATTACTTATGCTATAAATACCAGTAAGTGGGAAGCAGCAAAACAGTTTTGCGAATCTAATTCATGGAAGTTTATAATACTTACAGAAAAAGAGCTATTCGATGGCAACAAGTAAAGTAAGCGAAACCATAACTCAATTCAGAGAAGACGTTCTGTCTAGGGGCGGTCCACAGATATCTGGTATGTATGAGGTGGTTCTTGCTCAAGGTAATGGAACACCAATAATCTGCTATCCCATGAATGTTGTTCTTCCTGGAAGATTATTCATTACATACGACCATGATATATGGGGAGCCATTCGTAAAGTGCCATATAAAAGAGGTTATACCCAATGCAGTATGTCTTTTATAGTATATCAGGATTGGGCAGAAAGAACATATATCGAGTCTTGGATGAATACCATAATTCGCAATGATTCAAGAACGGTTGAGCAACAAATTGCACTGGATACACAACAAAATTCAACAAGTGAACCAACTGTACCACAACTAACTGGTCAACAATTTAATACAATAACACAAAGTCTTTCCAGTGGTGGTGTACAAGATAAGAATGCCAACTTTGGAAATTCTAAATTTAATGACTATGTTGACTATTATGGTGGAGTTGGGACTGTTGTCATAAATTGCTTGAACAGTCAAACCAAGCAACCAAACAGAACAGTAGTATTAAAGGAAGCATATCCAGCAACAATTAGTCCACTGACATTAGCATCAGACGGATCTGGATATCCAACTTTTACCGTATCATTTCAGTATAAAGAGTATATTTACATATGAGGTAATCATGAGAGAATTTTTAGATAATTTGAGGAATTCGCTGCCTAAGTACAACACAATTCAACCTTCTACTGGAAAGAAAATAAAATTCAGACCCTTTACAGTTAAGGAAGAAAAAGCACTACTGATGGCAAACAGCACAGGAAACACTCAAGATTTCCTGACTACTTTGGGATCGGTGATAGAGTCTTGCTTTGAGATGAAGGATGTGGAAAAGTTACCAATATTTGATATCGAATATTTCTTTGTCAAACTAAGATGCAAATCGATAGGAGAAATAATAGAACCAACTATTGTGTGTCCACACACAAAGGAAAAGATTACTTTATATTTGAATCTGGAAGACATAAAACCAGTTTTAAATAAAAACCACACAAACGAAATAAATTTAGATAATTTTATAGTTAAATTAAGATATCCAAATTTAAGAGACTTTATCGACAAAGAAGAAACTGATGATTATTATGACATGATGCTCAAATGCATAGAATCAATCCAGACTCAAAAGGAACTAATAGAAACAAAAAATGCATCTAAAGAAGAAATTCAAGAATTTGTAGAATTACTAACAAAGATTCAATTTAATAAACTGATTGACTTCTTCAAGACCATGCCAAAGATTCAACATGAAATAAAATATAAAACATCAGATCAGGTTGAAAGAACATTAATGCTAAAGGGGATTCGTGATTTTTTTCAATCTGCCTCAGCTACACAAGTCTAAACAGCATATTTAAGTTAAACTTTAATTTGATGTATATACAAAAACAAAGTTTAACAGACATAGAAAATATGATCCCATGGGAAAGGGACATTTTTGTAGAACAACTGAGGCAGCATATTGAGGATCAGAATCTAAAGAAACTACAAGAAAAGGCAAACAGACATGGACGATAACAGATCAATTGCAAATAAAGAATTGGGTGATGCCTTTGATGGCAACATGGTTGCAATCAATTCTGGTGGTTCTCAAATAAATGAAAATTTACCACAACAGGAAGAGCAATCAGAAAATGCATCTGGTGTCGTGAATAATAATTTTAATGTTAATGTGACTGTAAACCCAAGAGGATCTTCGTCATCAACCAGAATGCAAGAAAATACTACAAACCAAATAGTAAACAATGCTCTAGCATCTGGTACAACGAATCCAGAAGAATTAAAAAAAAACTCATCCACGGATTCCAAACCAAGTGGAGAGTCTGAATTAATTTTCTTGGAAAGTGGAAACGATAAAATTAAGTTGATGGAGCAAGCAGTAAATTCTGGTCCAATACAACCAGTATTGGATATAAGACGAATCGACACCTTCTTGCCGTCTGTTCCTTCTGATTATTCGTATTCGGAATCTCAAGTCAAATCTAAAAATATAGATCTTAAGAGATCATATGATGTGTTACACGATCTAACACAGGGTGCGTTGTCGAATTACGCTGAAATGTCATATCTCCCAAAGACTGTACTGAATACGGAATTTGATGCACGACTCAAAGAAAACACCATCAATTTCTATGAGTCTGAAAATATTAAAATAGAACAGAATCAAACTCTTTACGATAGTGCAGCAGAAATATCAGAGAACAATGAAAGATTAGTTCAAACCCGTGAGAGAGAAAGAGATGAAGCACTGATGGTCATGGCAAAAAATCAAACTGGAAAACCAACCGATGGTCAACAAGAATTTGTTGAAATGCGTGATGGTCAAATCATAGCAGGAAATTCGATTCCAGCAGCAACCACATTAAATACCAGTGGTGCAAGGGATTTCAATAATATCACCACCAGATCAACAACCATAGAATCATTTGTTGATAAAATGAACAGTCCTCCAAACTGGAGGACTGTTTTAGGTTAAAGGTTGTCTAAATTTACTCTTGTGCTAGTCTCTGAAAGTACGAGAGAGCATCTGATTCATCATCAACGTCTTGCTCTACTGGTTTTTTCGACTTGAGAGATGGTTTCTTCTCTACCAGTTCGTCTGCAACATCTTCAGCGGTTTTCTGAGGTGAAGCAACACCACGAACGTCACCACCAAGAACTTCGTTCATTCGTGCCTTGAGTTCATCGTAAGACTTGAAGTTTGATGCGTCATTGAATGGTTTCAATGCATATTGAGACTTCAGAATACGACTCTTTGCAGATTCATCTTGTGAAAGAGCGTTCTGTGAATCAAACTTACTGTACTTGTAAGTGATGTATCCGTTCTCTCGCTTGATCTTGATTCGGAAGTTTGCACCATCAGCATCAATGCTGAAAGGATTGATTGCATCATCTTGCTCAAATTCGGGTTTCATTGCATTGAGAAGCATGTCCTTGATTTGTGCTCCAAACTTGAAAAGGAATACCTTTCCTTCGTTTTGTGGATTTGTTGGATCTGAAACCACATAGATGTTGGCAATCCAGTGCTTCTTGATCTTTCGCTGACGAGCGATATCCTTGTCAGAATCAAGACCAGAATTCCAAAGCATGGTATTGAGTTCAACAACTGGATCCTTTTGACCAATTGTTGTTAGGCAGTTTTCGATATACCAACCACCTGGACCTTGGAATGCGTGTGAATTTAGTGGAATAAGAGGGATGTCGTTTTCAACACCTGGAAGGAAACGAACGATTGCGAATCCGTTTCCTGACTTATCTTGTTCTGGACGCCAGAAGCGATCATCCTTGTAATTCTTGGTGTCTGACTTTTCTTCTAGAAGACCAATCAACTTATCAATATTGCTTTTCGTATTATTCTTCATATCCTTTTACTTTCCCCGAAGATCTCCTTCGGACTTGTTTGTGTAGTGGGTACTCCCCACTTCTCTATTATACACTAGTTATGCCACTTGTCAACCAAATGGCAATTTATTTTTAATTTTTGGTAAAAAGTTTAAATCTCTTGCCTCTTGCTCTATTTTTTCAACAAGTGGTTTTGTCAATAATTTTGGAGCAAGTGAAAAATCAAAAGAGTATTCTTCGAAAAAATGAATAACTGAATCTAAATAAGAACAATTATTCTCTTTAACATAATTTTCAACTCGTCTGGAAAATTCTTCTTTGGTTATGTGGAATATCATAATAACAGTATATCGACCTTTAGATACATGTCAATATAATAGTATATATATTTGAAAGGAAATAATTTATGCCATATACTGCTGACAACATTGAGATTACGATTGCTTCTGGTACTGCCGTTATCGCTACCGATTACGGAACAAGTGGAGCAATTGGTTTTAGTGCAGCACACGCTCAGATTGCAAAGCTTGCATGGGGTGACGAAAATAGCACTTATAGAGTCACCGAATCATATCCAACGCCAGTAAAGATTTATGGTTCTACTGGATCAGCAGTTGGTGTATCTGGTACAATATCTGGAACTGGCGATTTCTATGTTCGAACCAATCCAACAGTACCACTGATTGTGAAGGGATCAACCTTTACTACCGATTCTCCAGTTAGTATATCTGGTAGAGTCCAGGGAATAACAGATGGAACAACAATTGGTATAACTGGTACTGTTGCAGTTTTAAATACCATTGGTGTATTTGGCATAAGTGGTGCTACTGCGATAGGTATTACTGGTGGAAGAAGATTAAGTTCTTCTACTGACAGTGTTACAGTATATGGAAACGTAGGAATCAGCGGTGGATTCCAATTACTCGCAGTCGATGATTCGATATCTGTTTATGGTCCAGGTGGATCAACATACGTCGAAACAAACTTAAACGTAAATGGTACACGACTTGGTATTTCTGGTGATGCTTTGAAGGTAGCACTCACCAACGCAGGAATGACATTCAGTGTAAGTTTATCATCGACAATTGGTGTAACAAACGATAACGTAAATAACGCACTTAAGGTTCAAGGTCTATCTGGTGGTATTCCATTAACAATACAAGGAAGTCTTGCTGGTGGTGCTGTTGAAATCGGAGCATACAGTGCAGTTCCAGTTGGTGTATCTGGATCAGTTACAATTGATGATACAGATCTAATTTCTGCAATTGAAGACCTCAAGACAAATATAGATGCCGTTGGAACAAATGCAGGATACGGTTTAGATATTCTAAATCTAGTAAATGCCTCTGGTGCTGGTGCAAAAGTAAACGTAGCATCAACTACCAGACCAACTAGATTCCAACACGGTCAAAGAACTCTTACCACCACACCAGTCCTACTAGGAAACGACCAATTAAGAGTTGGAATAACTCTAAAATCGCCATCTACAAACACAGTAGACATTTACATTGGAAATTCTTTAGCAGTCTCTCCGACCACTGGATACATTCTAAGTCCAGGAGAGGTCATCTTCCTAGAAGTCTCCTCAATAGCAACAATCGTTGCTAGAAGTGCATCAAGCACAGCAACAATAACATTCATTGGATCGTGATACACAGAAAACTAAACATATCCAATAAAAAATCTCAAGTCAAACAAGAAAAATTAATTCTTGTTCGTGAGGGGTTTTTATATGGTCTGAAGGTTGAAAAATACAAATCAGAAACAAGTTCTCTGAATAGAGGAATTACTTCAACTCCAAGTTTTGTATTCTATAGTAGTAATACTAAAGTTCTAATTGACTTCACAAATCAAACAAATTCTGATCTAGAAAAACCAATATTTGATTTTTTCAATCAGATACAATCTGGAACAAACATTACGATAACCAACGGAATTTATAATGATCCTAATTTGAATGTGACTGCAAATGTGAGTGGTGTTTATAGATTCCGAGGTTATTTCAATGGCATCGTTGAAGCAGATGTGATATCTGGTACAATTTTATCAAACAAAATAAACCGATATGATAAAACTAGATTTGAACAAATTCCATATATCGTAGCAACCACCTTCAAATCAACAACTGATAAAACTGTCATCAAAAACAGATTTGGTAAGAACACAAAAAATTCATTTAATTATCTTGGTGTCAAGGTTGGAGACTACATCAAGATAACAGACATGGATAAATCTGCCAAAATACTGGAAATTGATGTAGATACGGACGGCAACGAATATATTGTCATTGATCGTGACATCAGTGCAATAGATTTGACAAACATTAAGACCACAGTATTGGTTTATGTTTCAGTAGTAGATGCATATTCAACCGAACCCAATGTAAGTGAAACTGATGTTGGATCTTGCATCGAATATGCAAATGGTGTTGTTGTTTCCTGTACGGATAACAACACGATATCTCAGTGCAGAATGAGATCAAGTAATTCTAAAGGAATCACGACTGAAATAACAGTTGGAACATTTTGTTCGACTCCAGAAACTGATGCAGCAGTTCAAACAGATACAACCACTGGCATTATTCAAATAACAAATAACCTAGCAAATGCCATATCCAGTATCAATACCATTTCTGGTCCAGTCCTTAAAAACAACAACAGCAAAAATAGTTTTTATGGAAGACCATTCTAAACAGTTTTGATCTGTTTTGGTTTTAATTTAAATTTAGTTTTTAATTCGTTATTCAATCGTACAAACGACTCGTTTGTCTCGTATAAAACAGAAAGGGTTACGGTGTCCATTGAAACACCGTAACCCAAAATTTTGCAATCTGTCTTAGATTCTAAGAATCTTTTAGGTTTTCCACTTAATTCATCAAATGAATAAGTGTATGTAACTTTTATCATCTACTCAAACAATCACTTTCGTGAATTTTTCGAACAGTGAGAGTCAGAGGCATTGCGATCAGAATCACGAATCTCATCGCGAAGATCGCGAGCAACATCATCGATGTAACGATATACTGATTCCATGTCGCGGTAGATCTCTGAACGATTCTTCTCGTTGGCATCTGCCGATGGTTGATCTAGAACATACCAAACAAAAGATACAAAGAGTGCAAGAGAACCAAATGCATTGAAGACATTTGCATAATTTGCAGCAAGAGCATCACCACAAATTAGTACAAATGTTTGAGTAGCAAAACCAACAGAAGCAAGGGCGATTACAAGATTACGATTTGAATTGTTTGTCATTTTTTTTCTCCAATTATAATAAGGTAGACCGTTTAGACTATAAACACGAATTCTGCTTTTATTCATATAAGCATTCCCGAGTGGACTCGAACCACTGACCAACGGTTTAGAAAACCGTTGCTCTATCCAACTGAGCTACGGGAATATACCACAATTATATCACATAATTGTGGGTTGTCAAGCTCAAACTGACAGTTTTAGACCACTAGTTGATGGATCAATTAACTTCTTACCAGGAACCACTAGATTATTGACGACCACATTTGTGAAATGGTCTGAAAGTTCCTTCTGAGGATCAACAGTGAATATAATATTCCTGGTATTAATGGTAATACCATCCTGTACATTGCCATATGGAATCCACTTAGCAAGTAGAAGTTTGCCCTCTGGGGATGGAATAAGAATCGATGGATCCTTTACAGTCACGGTGTCATTATTATTTACAGTTAGGTTACAAATAATTTCTTCACCACTCAATAGACGAATAATTTTCACAGACATTATATTAACTCCTTTATTTCTCTGAACAACGATATAAAATACGATCCCAAAATGTACATTTTGGTGGTTTTTCCACGGGCCAGCAAGTGGAGCAATTTGCAGAAATCATGTTAGCATTCTTTGGATCAACTGCACGATCAACTCCGCGTTCTATTTCCTTTAGCGTTAAAAGCATATCTATGCAACGACCATCTTTTGTCGTTTGAACATGAATAAGTTCGCTTCTATTTACTTCCTTTGTCATGGGTGATCTCCATTATATCTTGTATTTATGATTTGTCAATGACTACTTTTATTTTTTCGTCGCAATCTTTGCTTTGAGATAATCAGTTATCATATCAATTATAAATTCAAGACCCTTTAATCCCATATAACCCATCATAAAGGCAACTGCATATTTTCCTTTTTCCTGTATCGATATTGGAGCAAAATTCAATATGAGGGGTGTTAAATAATTTGCTGAAAGGGTTCCTGCGATAATACAAGAAATCGATTTGCTTATTTTTTGTTTTTTGTTTTTAAACGAGAGCAATAATGCCCCGAAAAAACCAGATACCAAAAATCCTAAATCTAAACCATATCTTAACAATTGTGTGTGGAAGTCGTCTTGTGGGTTGTTCATACAGATTCCTTATATAACATGCTCTTATGAAAAATTATGAATAAGAGATAATATAAGCAAACTATAGATATCACGAACGCCATCCTACTACTATGTATATAAAAAACCCACCATCACTGGTGGGTAGTTCATTCAGATGCGGGAGAACCATTCCCCACTGCTTCAAGCAGCCATCCGCATTGGTGCGGCATTTATGTTGCCAACTTTGGCATTTAACGAGGGTTGTTGACGACCTCTCGAATATCTCCCTATTGCTTACACACCCATGTCGATTCTGTTCATCCCCGTCGAATGGAGATGGGGGGATTCGCACCCCCGTGCATTAGGTTAGTTCACAAAGATCAACGATATCAAGGATTATTTAGTGTATTTTGAATTGCAGAACTAAGTTTGCTGAGACTTGAATTCACTAGAATTGCTTGACCAGCGATTCTTTGAAGTTCCTTATTTGTTTCACCAATGAGAATTCCCTTATCCTTGTGGGAATTCTCAAACATTGTTTCTAGTTCTTGAATTTCAAAGTCCATCGGAAAATGCTTCAAGCATTCAGATGCTCGCTTACGAATTTCCTTGGGAACCTTCGGTGTCTTTGTTGGATCAAGAAGATCAAACAAGAACTGACGATTCTTTTTCATTGAGATGAACCATTCATTTGGTAATGTCATGTTATACTCCAAAAGCGTAGTGGGGGACTTGAACCCCTTCTCAGTTATTGCTTATAAGTCAATAACTCTAGTGTGCCTCCGAGTGCGCTCTCGACTGATCCTACGCAAATACCCTAACGGGGACTCGAACCCCGACTCACTGCCTTGAAAGGGCAGGGATTTAGCCGGTTAATCTATTAGGGCGTAATACGCTGCCTTGGATTCGAACCAAGTCTTACTCGATTATAAGTCGAGCTGAGATAACCAAGACCTCCCGCAGCGCGTTGATGCATCTATTATATCAGATGCACTTCAGATGTCAAGCCTTCATACATATTTTTATGAAGACTTTTAAAACTCTTATTTCCGAAATTGTTGACATAGATCAACAATCAACAGAAAACATATCACCCTCTGATGAAAAAATAATACCTGGGGTATCTTTGTCTAGAACTTATAGATCTAAAGTTGGAGATAATGAAATCTTAACTAAGATTGATCACAGTTTCTTTTCAGACAAATCAGATATTAAATTTTTCGTAAATGGTTCGCTTGAAAGACTTGAAAAACCAAGATCTACAAGTGAAGCACTACAAGTTTACAATACCGTCTTATCTCACATCAAACATCACGTTGAAAATTCTCCAAGTGAAATTAAAGCAATCAAGTATTCATACAAAGACGATGAAGGTGGAAAAAAGAAACATAAACTTTACCAATCGTTTGGTAGGAAGTTCAATATTCCATTAGAACCTAGAGTTGCGTAGTCTTTGGAACAACAATTTTTGACTTCTTGTTGTTTACATGACCATTTGCGTCTTTGATGAAGTAATTGCTCTTTTGTCGGTCGTCATCATGACCAAGACGATAATTGATTTCTTCGATACCAATTGCATTGAGAATCAATGCATCAGTTTCTTCATCAGCAAGAATGCCTAGGATTTGACGAGAAGCAATCAATGCTTCATCTTCACTCATGTTGAGTGGAATATCAATATGAAGACGATATGGCATGATTAATCCTGTAAAAAGTGAGCAAGATCAGACTCTTCCACTTCCATGATGTTTCCCGATTCGGTTTTGATCTTGCACATTTTGTTACCGAACAGATCAACATAACGATCTACAATTTGGCATGTTTCTTTTGTTTCTTTTAGAACATATTTCATAATTCACTCCATTCTCCGAATTCCTTCGTTGTCTGTATAGTATATATCGTCAAATACTTCAAGACACCAAGGGGTACACAGTTCACACGGTTTCGACATTCTTAGTTGTCGAAATCTATTGAATCTTACGTTCACCAAACAAAGTTTCAACCCACGATACTTGTGTGGAAGTTTGCGGTATGCATCCAATTCAGAATGCATCTCTTCGTATGGGTATCCAATTTCCTTTGCCTTTGGATGTGTCTTGAAACAGTTTCTGCCAATTGAAAGAAGTCTATTCTTATGAAATATCAAAGAAATGTGCTTCTTTTGACGAGGAATTTCCATACACAATGGAAACGTAAAATTCAAAAGATTATCAAAGTCTGTCATAAAAAACAAAGATGTGATGTTTCCACCACATCTTCGCGGGTATTGAATTGTCAGATCAACCGTTGGTGATCATGTAACGAGTGCCATCCTTACGGAAGGCATAGGTGCGACGACCTGGGTGAGTGTCGCGCATGAAGTAACGGGTGTTGCTTCCGTTCTCGACAGTCTCAATCTCCCAGTTGCCGTATGCCTCGACCTGCTCACGGATGTCGCTCATGGTTGCACGGAGGTTCTGAACGCCGTACTTGTTGAGTGCTTCACGGGCATCGATGCCCCAACCGCGAGAGAGATGATTGATGACCTGACGCTTCTTGCTGAGAGTGTTGGTGTTTGCCATAACGATTTTCTGAAACCTTTCTAAACTTTTGCAACCTTTTAACCATCCGACTCGCACAGGTTGCGGGTGCTGTCGGTTAACTGCATATAGTATATCAGAAAATGGATGGTTGTCAAGCCCCCTTGACGACATTCTTGGAAGAATCTTTTGATAAATAAAAATATATGATATTAGAACCATTTTCCGAACATTTAAAATCAAATAATAAAGATGCGCTATTAGCCTCAACATCCGAACATGGTAATATCCAACCTGTAAGAATCGGTAGCATGGGCGGAATTGATCTGAATCATTACAAGGTACAAATTCCAGGAATGGAAGGTAAACCCGATAGATGGGAAGTTTCTCTTGCAACGATGCAACATAGACCAAATGAACATATAACTTTGCTTGGGTTTGGAAGAAATGGTGACTATACTGGAACCTCTACAGATTTTGCAGCAAGCGGTGCAAACTTTTTACGACACGCACTCCCCAAGATCCTTGCCCACCATAAGAAAACGTTCAGAGAGCAAGGAAAAAATATTACGACCTTTACTATGGGTGCTGAGGATGTTAGACCTGATATGGTTCAACGAAAACAACGGGTGTACCAGTCTATGTTCAGTAATTTTGAACAAGACAATACACCCGATTCGCAGCAAGCAGGAAATGTATTTAAAATGATGGCAGGGAAACCAGAAAACATGCCAATGTTTTCATTTAGAATTCCCAGACATCTTACGATAATTTAATTTCCATAATGCCTTAGCAACTGTCGTAGCAGTTTCTAAAACTGCCTCCTCAGATAATTCTGGTCGAATAGCATGTAAAACCTCATGGATAATTGTATCCATGAGGTCAATTGGTTTTTGACTTCGTTTCACCCAAATTTCGGGTTTGGCATATTTTGGATCATCACATTCCCCAAGAGAATAAGGCGACATTTCAGTAGATTTTACAATTCGAATCTTCCAAATTTTATTGTTGATTTTTAATGTAATTTCCTCTTCAGGAACCATAGAATCCTCCATGTTATGTATCAATCAGCACCACATGGAATAGGACGGGTATCATCCCATACCGTTATTTTGTAGATCGGGTCTGGTGAAAGAACGGGTTTACATTCACTCCACTTTACCCAAAGACCGCGACGAATCAAATCTTGCATCGCGTTCAATTGATACCCTCGAAAATAATCTATAATATATCGATCATTTTCAAGAATGCCACGAAGAACATGATACTCTATGTTAATAAACCAATATGCAGACATATGATCTTCCGAATACTTGGAGATCGCGTCTGTAGTGATTTCATAGAGACATTTCATCTCATATTCAATTGGCATTTTTCTTTACTTTCTTTTTCTTCTTCTTACCAAAGATACGATCCCAGTTGTCTGACCACTTTTTGTAGTCAACAGGTCTGGGTTTATCACCTTTGCCAGCAGAATGTTGTCTGTTATCACTCATAAGCGGAATACGGGAATCGAACCCGTTTTACTGGATTGGAAATCCAGGGCATCACCAATATGCTAATCCCGCACACTCTTATCTATAATGCCCCCGACAGGGATCGAACCTGTGACCGTCGGCTTAAAAGGCTGCTGCTCTACCATCTGAGCTACGAGGGCGACGAAACGGGGGGATGGCGAGTCCCCCCGATTGTTTAACGCCTAGTTTCGTAGGTAAGAGCGTATTAGAAACTATAAGGATACGCAATGATAATTTTTTCTAAATCATCAAACTCTCATAATATAATAATATTCTTCCAATATACATCTGACATTTTTAACTAATCATTTGTATCTCCGTATGTATTATTACAATACAAGTTTATACCATTTCCAGTAGACCTGTCAGGAACCCCCGCCTGCGATGTGGGGGAATTCACTTGTATGCGTATAGTATACCATAAGGGGTGTGCTTTGTCAAGGGTCTTGGTCAAGAATTCTAATTTTTATAATAGTGAGATGTAGCACAATATTGATAGTATTAGTTCTTCCCTAGTCATTAGATAACCACCATATTATTTGCCAGTGCGTCAGAGTACCACTTTGGTGGGTCTGTATATTTCCATTTGGCAATTTTAGACTTTGCCCCAATATAATATTTACGGTAGGCAGCGACACCATCACCAGGAACTTTAAATTCCTCTGGCATTGCCTGAGCAAATGGTGTAAGTTTTCCACTACCTAGCGGATGAAAAAGAAACCACTCTGCCATTTGTTTACACGAATGAACTTTATTGTACCTATGCTTATATTCATTGCACAATTCGTGTGTGTGATTTGCCAACCACATGTAATTCTCATACGACTGCCTTGCCCATATTGTGCATGGGTGGTTCATAAATGATTGTTTGTAAAGATGCACAGGAGCATATACAATATGCGATCCTGCCAGACGATGATTCGTGGAAAGCATTTGGCATCCCTCCACGATCATCTTTACTACATGTTTATCACAGAGATCTTGTGCTGCAACAACAGGATTCTCATGCACTACAAAAATATTCAATTTAAATGTTTCCTAAATAGTTTTATGAAAAAATTATCAGATATATATCGTTTAATATTGGAAGAAGAAAAACCACCCGAAGAAATAGTAGATGATTTACCAGATATTGGTGATTATTTTGAGCCTGAACCTATAGATCCAAGAATTAGACCAGGGCCTCTTCCATATGATCCTATAACAAATCCAAGAGTACCACCAATACCAGCATGGTTTGGTGGAACAATAACACAATGGATTCGATATCTAACAATTCTTGCACCTTGGTTATTTTTTACACAACAAGCAGGTGGAGGACTTGGAAATGGTGGATATGGTTGGTATGGAAATGATGATCAAGGATGGATTCCTATGCCTCCACCAACGAATTGGCAAGGACCAGATATTGAATGGTATAGAGACATATTAGGAATAAAACCAAGCGAATTCCCAGGACTTGGACTTCAATTTGATAGAGAAGGAAATGAAATAAGAGATGATATTTCAGACGCTCCTGTTACTCCAACTAGACCAGATCCTCCACCACCACCATCAGATCCTAATATAGTAGATGAAAATGGATATTTGCTTCCAGATTATGCCTATAAGTGGAATAAACAGAGACAAAGATATGAAATTGTTCCAAGACCACCAAATATTATAAATCTTCCATCGTATTATTATGATGTAAATACAGGAAGATGGGTAGTGTATGTACCCGAACCAGTATCTCAAAATCCACCAACAGTGGATCAACCAAAACCAGTACCAGTACAGTTACCAGCAACCCCAACTAGGTATTATTAAATACCTAGTCGATGATAAAGAGACTTTGGAAGACGACCCAACTTATGGAGTTCTTCCAAAGTTTTCTTTTTGGCATTTGCCAACATTGCTTGTTGCTTGGCAGTCCACTTCTTCTTCTTTACACGATGCTTGTGTGCTACTTCACGATCAGTTGTATTTGCCATAATTAACCCTTTTTCTTACTTGAAGTTCCCTTAAGATTTTGACTTCTATGAACATTCTTCATGAACATAGACTCTTTTGTTTTACGATTTCCACTGTGACTAAAGTTGCGTTTAATTTTCATTTTGAATACCTCTAAGTTTGTTGACTATTGATCGTGCTTTATCTAGATTCTCTTTAGACTTTTGTGCTTGTTCTTTTTGTTTTTGAACACGCTTTTCGAAACTTTGTTTTGCTGTTTGTTTTCTTTTCTCAAGAATTTCTTTCTGACTGGATTCTACATCCTGCCCTTCTTTGTCATTGTTCACCAATTCGTCGGGTGTTCTAAATGAAACAATCTTAGAGATTCTAAAACTTTTCCATTTGCCTTCTGTGACATCCCAGACAGGAAGTAGATCTTCGTCTACTGCTGGTCTATAGATACCTTCTATTGCCTTTTCAAATTTTGCAGGAAGTTGATCTGCCTTGAGTGTACAAAGCATAACACGATTTGTGTTATCCTTGACCTTTGTGAAAGAAACCTGGCATATTCCCTCTCCTAGAAATTTTAGGAGAATTTGGCGGTCTATATTGTTTTGTTGAAGTATCATTTTTTTCTCCTGGAAGTAAATTAGGAATACCAATCATTTGACGAAGCAAAGTTCTGTAGTATTCTGGACTACCATGAGTATAATCGCTTGCTACCTTGTAATCAAGTTCTTGCCAATTAGATTCTTGCATATATAATATATATTATGGAGAATAATAATGGCTGATTCATATCAAAAAGCAATTGCTGTACCAGCAGGTACAGGATTAACTGGATTTTTTCTTGGGTTTTTAAATGGAGCAACTGCACAGAATGTTGCAATTGCTAGTCCAAGAATTTACAACTCAAGTAAAGTCATTACTGATGTTACAATTTCAGTGGCAGCTGGTCAAGAAGTCAAAGTCACATGCAATAAAATTGTACCAGCATCGCATCCAGTTTTAGCATTTCCATATTAAGACTTACTCTTTGAGAGTTGGTAATCTAACCAATGCTCTTTCCAATCGTAACGAGATCTATTTCGGAATCGATAATTATCAGAACCGATAGAAATATATGAATCGTCTACATCGTGAAAGTGGCAGTAATAATATGGACGATGTGATGTTGGATCTCCATGCTCTCTAGTTTGAGCAGATCCAGTACCCCTATCCACATACTCCTTCAATGTTCCTGGAAGAGCATGAATGTTAAAGTAAAACTTAATGACATCTGATTCTGCCAGATTTTCCCACCACGACACAAATTCGTCTTGTGTCATGTTTGGTCGCCAGATCCATTTACGATATCCATATTCTTCATTCAGAAAAATCTCAATAGTATTTTCACGCATTAATTTTCATCTTTCTCGTTAAAGTGTTCTGTAATGTACTTAAGAAATTTGTATTCTTCTTCTAAAAAAGAAGCATGAGAATTATCATCTAACAAACCTATAGCAAGAGATGCTGCTCTCTTCCAATAGAAAGAACTGTCACCATAAGCACCAACTGACGCTGACTTCTCTGCCAGCGAAACATATTCGCGGCAATCTTCTATCTTTTTAGTAATCAGCATTTTCTCAGTCATCCAACTCGTCTTCGTCGTCGGTTTCAATCTCGTAATCTTGCTGTTCATCGTCATCGTATACGCCATCGTCATCATCTTCGATGTCGTCGTCATCGATGTCTTCATCGTCTTCCCAATCATCCTCATCGTCCCAGTCGTCATCGTCTAGATCATCATCCAGATCATCGTCGTCATCGATGTCTTCATTTAGATCATCTTCGTCATCAAAGTCATCTTCTTCGATATCTTCGAAGTCTTCCTCTTCAAAATCTTTATCATCGAAAAGAACAATTTCTGTATTGCTAAAGTTTACAGGAAAATAAATCATTTTTTCTTCGCTTAACATTTTGACTCCGTTTCATCTATTATACCACACACCCTATGTATGTCAAGTCCCAGTTTTCGGTATTATATAAATAATTTAAGCATATGAAAAAATTTAAAGAATACATTATCGAATCAGCGGGTGGAGGAAATAAAGGAGAACCTGGTGTTAATGATCTTCCACCTGGATTAGATTATACAAGCGCAGCATATCTTTCTGCAACTCCCATGTCAACTGCAAAGGGTTATGTTGCTGCATTGGAACCAGTTACATTTACACCATACATGTATAGATCAGTATACAGTCCTTATGTGTCTGGTGGATTGGATCCTGGTCAAGACAGAAATAATGGAAGAGTAAGCGGTGGTGGTGGATTTGAAATCGAAAAACAATCTCGGGATTATTTGATTGCTCTTGCAAAAAGATATGGTATAGACATCGAAACACCAGAATCGATGCAGAAAAAGCAGCAACAACAAATGGGTGGTCAGCAACAACAAATGCCTATGGGTGGAATGGGTGGTCAACAACAACAAGGCATGGACCATTATCTTTACAATCAAGTCAAGAAACACCCAGCAATGTATTTACTTAATCAAGATCAAGGTCTACAAAAAGAATTCGACAAAGCATTCAAATCGATGTTGGATTGGAAAACAACAACTAAAAATCCAGACGAAGGAAAAGATTGGTACACTCTTTGGAAAGAAAAGAAGAAGAAAGAAGAAGATCAACACAAAGTCAATCTGGGTAGAATGGCAACACAACTGAGATTTAAAGAATTTTCCACAGGTGTACACAATAGATTGAATCATATGGGATTGGCATCTGATGACCTTCCACATATTAAGAATTATCTTGATCCATCAAATCATCCTATGACACATGATCAAGAACAAAATCAACAATCAATGAATCAAGATCAGAATTATGGATATCCTGATGATTCATATACAAATTTAGATTACGGAACTATGGAATAAAAAAACCCCCTTTCGGGGGTTTTTCTTTTTTACCAAACAGGCATTCCGTGTCTCCATCTCCACCAAAATGGTATCTGTGGGTTATCACGACTATTTGGATCATCACCATCAGCTGGTGGTTGCAATCTGAGTTGACCAGTTCTCGGATCCCAGAAAAACTGCCCAGGTCTTACTGGCCATGTCATCCACCCATCATTATGTCGAACAAATCCCCAACCAACAAGTCCTGGTCGTTTTTCTAAAAGTCTCCATTGATTATTTTCGTGGTCCCACCACCAAATTCTAGTTCCATCTGGGAAATTCTCAAATGGTGGAGGATCCCATGCTGGTTCATCGAGTGGTTCTGTTGGTGTTGTTTCTGGTTCTCGTTCTGGATCTGGTTCTAGTTCGATTGGTGTATTTGGTGGAAACTGAGAATCGGGGAGTGATGGAATTGGTTGATTTGATATTGGACCACTAGGAGGTGGTAGATCCTGACCAGTTGGTCTTGGACCCTGTGGGGGTTCTGGTGGATCCCATGGACTTCTTAAATCCCATAAAGATGGAGGTCTATATGGTGGAGATGCTTCATTAATAACTCTTTTATTAATGTTCTGTTCTAATTTTTTATACAGTTGTTCTTTTAAATATTTTCTCATATAATATCCTATGCCATAGGCATGGTATCTCTTGTTCTTGAAAGATTAGGCCAGTTACCCATGGGATATCCTCTCCAATCGCCTTGTGTCCATTTCTTTGCTACTGGATCCCACCACCAACCAAAATTCCATGGGTGGTACATTTCTGGATTAAGTTCCAAAGGTCCAGTTGGTGCTCCTGCTTGTCTTTCGAATGGACTAAACAGAACCCATCCGACTGAGGGGAACCAACGCCATATAGATCTAAGACCATTTAAAATTCTGGTGACAATAGATTCGTCTTGTTGTGCGTCGATATACTCCCAAGAATAAATTGGCATACCGTTAGCATCTCTGCGTTCTACTAGTATCAGAATTCTACCTGGTCTTTCTTCTGGTCTAGGTGGAATCGTTGTTTCTCTACCGTGCATTGTTATGTCACCAGGTTCTACCTGTCTTGGATCCATCACATCATCGATTGTGATTTCATCTGGTAGATCTGGTGGTATAATTCGATCTATTTCACCTGTTTCCCAGTTCCATTCAAATCCAGGTGGAATGTTTCCTGGATTTGGTGGGGGTGGAGTATATGATCCGTAAGTTGCAGTTGGACTATAACTCGCCTCAGAAATTGAGTTATAATAGTTTTCTAGTAGTAGTTTATTGAATGAGCTCATGATATTATTTATTGTCGTATTAATGGAAGAATATCTCTGTAGTAAAAGTCACCAGCTGGTGTGTTGTAGTAGGCAGGACGATCAAATCCAGTTGGTGGTTCTCCAGTAAAAGGATTCCAACCAGGATATAGGTAATCAAGAGGAGTATTCCATCCATACCCAGGATAAACATTACCATTCTGATCCATTCTAAATTGCTGACTGGGAATCTGTTGTAATCCTTCTCTATTGAAGTTTGGTGGTAAATTTGGATATACTGTAAAGTTATGTGGGGGCCCTACTACTACTGTAATGGTTCCATCTTCATTTGTTATTACTCTTATCTGACGACCTTCCGAATCAGTATAGTCTGGTGGGAATTCAAATACTTTAGGATTGATTGGTAAATCTTCATAAGGAATTGGTAAATCCTCTGCATCTTCTTCGGTTGATTCTGTGTCATTTATATCAAGGTTTTCATAATCATCCTCAGTTGGTTCACTCGCAGATGGTGTATTTCTTAAATAAGGATTAGTAATTATTTGCAAAACGCCATTATCGTCATAAAACTGAATTGGAGAAGCATTCCAATTATCAAATGGTGGTATTAATACCCCTGGAGTTCCATAAGGTGGAACATCATATGATGATCTATAGGTTGGTGTTTGTTGCTGATATGGTTGATTGTATGATGATTGATAATTTTGTCTTTGATTACGAACATCAAATTTTTCAGCACCAATAGTTTCTTTTGGTGTTGTAGTGTCGATGCTTCCTGTTACCATTTCATTCAATTTGGTACGAAGACGATTTTTAATATGTTCTTTTATATTTATCATGATAATATTTATATTTTTTATTGATCAACGTATGGATAGGTATCATTTGTGTATAGAGGATATCTTGGTCTTCTTGTTGGGAGTTGAATTGGTTGGTTTGCAACTGGACCATCTACAGCAGGAACTAGTTCATTTCCGTCCTGATCGAATTGCAATCCAAGACCTGGGAATTCACTTGGTTTGATTCCGAGAACATCTCTGTACCATTCCATATCGCTTCCTCTCCACCAAGTTCCATCGGGTGGCATTGGATACCAACCCTGATCGTCATTTCCTACGAAACCAGGTCTGGGTGATCCACCACCTGCTTGTTGAGTAAATATCCATGGAGCAACAGCACCAAGAAGTTGTAACCATCCAGCAAGACCACCAGTCCACCAAGATGGTGGATTTTGTATAATGGGTCTTGGTGTTCTTGGTGGATTGATTGGATTTCTATATCTATCGTATGTGTCATTTGGACCATAGACTGTTGGTCTTCTAAGGTCGGGATCAGGATCATTGTATGGACCAACATCGACTATATTGTGACCAATTGGTTTTGGACGAAGACGATCAATTGGAGTAGATGTAGGATTATATCGATTGGGATGATAACGAGGATCAAGTGGATTCTGCCATATGTCACCGAAACCGTCTTGTGGTCGAGCTTCGTTTAATGATTTTCTATAATTTTCTACGAGTAGTTTATCAAATGCTCCTGGCATATATGAGTCTCCAAGTCCTTTTCTTCTCCAGAAATTCCATTCTGCTTTTGTCATGTCACCCTGACCCATTCTTGGTTCCTTACCAATTTGAGAAGACATCTTTTGTTCGATCTCTCTCCGCGAAATTTTTTTAACGGGTCTTGTCTCTGCTTTTGTTTTAATACCAGCAAATTTTTCTATGTCACTCAGGGAAGTCAAATAAGAACCACCACCAGTTACATCTTTGGTATATTTGGTCAATTCGTCATCGGCATCAAGGTCATCCGAGAGAACAGTTATTTGAAACTTGCTATTTGGATTTTTGCTGTAGTGATTAAGTAATGTTCTAAGAGCGCGTGTGAAATTCCAGGGTTTGGTCTTTTGTGCTTCGTGTGTCAGAGTATGATGATGTACATTCCCCTCATCACCCGATTCGAGATCATATTCACCTCGAATGAATCCCTTTCCCATTGCTCTTTGATATAATTCTCTGTCACTAAATGATTCGGCATGATTTCTATCTTTATATCCAAACAAATTTGGATTGTCCACGATATAATCTAGATGCAAGTCCGTCTTATGGATTGGATGAAATTCACCCTGTGGTCCAAAAAAATGACGACTTGTGAAATTCATTGTTATGCCCACCAACCTGGTGTTACTTGATACTCTGGATCAATTGATTCTGGATATTGAAGAGGAGAGAATGGTTGTGGTTTTGGTCCTTGCCTCCAACGTTGATATCTTCCCCACAATTCCTTCACTGCTCCCCTAAAGGCAGGAGTCATCCAAAAAGGAGTATGCCATGGATTCATTCCCGATGGCACATTTTGCCATGGGTTCCATCCAAGAATGGGATCCCAGTTTTGTGGTGGGCCGTAATAGAATTCAAGTATTTTCCATAATTCTTTGGTGACCCACGGTATATGATTTGGAGGAATATTATCTCTCATCCACTCAGGAATCGCATACCATATATCGACAATACTCGGGGGTATATATGGTTGTGTTTGATCATATGAATCATTTGGAGACTGCATAGGATCACTCCATTGACCAGAATTCGGATCAAATGCTGTAGGCCATTGATCGGGTGGATCTACTTTTGGTTCAATTGCAGACTCTTTTAATTCGGTATCCATCTGCGACATCAAAAATTTTTCATACTCGGGTAATGACAATACCATATGATTAGGATGACCAGAAACTTCGATTCTATATCCAGGATGTTTTTCATGAACTGCTCTTGCAGTATGCAACCGATTATAGACATCATTTTCTACATCTTTTTTACGCATAAGAGTATAGTCTGGACGACCATATTGTTCTTTACCTTCTGGTTGACCCTTTGCTTGACTAATAATATAGAACATCTTATTCTTATGATCGATTCTTCCGAAAGATAAAGGTCGTGGTTTATGTTTATTTTCTTCAGTAGTATCATTATCGTTCATTGCGTAGTTGAACTGTGGTAATACATCATCATGTTCTATGAAGACATCAAATCCTTTATCTTCTTCTGGTGTGTGCACAATGTGTAATTTCTTATTTGAATTAACAACAAAGAGTGAATTATCCTTGAAGTCAAATTTATTCTTTGCCGATTCGATGATGAATTGTTTAAAGGGTTTCATATGCGACTTTATAGAAAGTATTTATATACCGCGAAAATTTTAGATATTCGAGGGATTCGATTTATTATAGAGAATGGGGGGGGGGGATGAACTTTGGGGACTTTTTGAGTATGGTGGGGAAAATTGCTAGCCCCTGACACCCCTAACATCCTCCTAACCTGATTTCACTGTGTGATGACCGATATAGGCCGCACAAATCTACCAAGAAATCTCGTCAAGGGGCTTGCATTTGGCGCGTCATACCATATACTTATAGCATGAACAGCAAGACCAACAACGCCAACGCGACCCGCCCCGAAACCATGGCTCAGAAGCACGCCCGTCTGTACCGCGCGCTCCCGCTCATCGACTTCATCGCGGAAGTGCGCGCTGACTGGCAGAGTGGAGACATGGCCCTTTCCCGCATGGAAACGGTCGTGACTTCCGAGCTCGGGTTCCTCACGCGCGTTGCCGGCTATGACAAGTTCTTCGGCAAGCAGGAGCGCATCGGTCGCCTGGGCAAGGGCAACGGATGGAATCCGTCGATGGGCAAGGTTACGCCGAACGAAATCACCGCGTACCTTACGCGCTGCATCGAGTTCGTTGAAGAGAAGGGATGGGATACCATGACTGCGCAGGGGATCTACGATACGCTCCTCGCGAATCCCAAGGCCTGACTTATCCACAATCAGTCCACAATCGTAAACGGCCGGCTTGACAACAACAACGATCTAAGGTAGAATGACACACATGAGCAACAAGAGCAACAACGGTGCAAACAAGTCCGCCTCCAACAAGGGTCGCAAGGGTCCGCGTCCGATCGTGACCGTCGCCCAGCTGCGTGAGAAGCTGCTGCGCGAGATGATGATCAAGGAGATGAAGAAGATCGACCGCAAGATGACGAAGCTCATCCGCCGCGAGGCGCTGCTGCGTGACAAGCTCCTCAGCACGCAGACGCAGCTGGACGGTCTGCGCGAGGTCCGCGCGGAATACGCTGCGGAGGCGAACTAACATGGCATACCCACACAACAACGACGACGACGGCTGGTACTACGGGAATGGGGATCGTGACTCGCGCTACAATCCTCACGACGATGACGATTTCGATCTCTCCGACATCGACGGCGATTTCGGAGACTTCAACGACATCGAAGCGCCAGAGGGCGAAACGGAAGACGAGGATGACGATGGGTGACCGATACGAACCGAATCCCGCAACCGACATCGACTTTCTCAACATCAACGACCAAACGAGCATCTGAACATGAACACTCCCGCAACGAACAATACCATCGCGTTCCTCATGGCATCCAACAACGAAGACATCGCGCAGGATCTCGCGAATGAGATCACCGCAATGAAGCTCGAGCTCGAGCGGTTGCGGCAAGAGATCATGGATCGACGCGAGCGCCATCAGCTCAAGGCGATCGAGCTCGAGCGCGTCAAGCGCATTGCAGCGAATCGGCTCGAGGAGCTCACCCGATTGAAGACTCCGCACCCGATTCGCTAGTCGCACTCTGATCCGATAACCCCCCCGCGTTGATAGTATCATTTGTTGATAGTAAATGTCAATATTGACAATTGATATTTACATAAACATCAAATGTAAAGCCCCCCGTAAGCGTATTACTTACGGGGGGCCAAGAGAGAGCAACGATTGTTTAGCCGATGATTCCATCGGCGCGGAGCGAGTCGAGCAGCGCATCCGCAGTAGTGGCAGCATCCGGCTTGGGGCGGAACTCAGGCGGAACCATGTCCATCGGGAATCCCGCAGCCAGCATCGCCTTGACGATGGTTTCAGCACGACGCTCCGAAGTCTCACGCGACTCCCGCATGATCGTGGGAACCATGTTGGCCTGGTTCTCGTTGAACCAATCGGTATCGACTCCGATGTTGTTGCGAATCATGCGAAGCGTCTGGAGAACGCAGTCGAGATCCGCCTTCGAGTCATCGGGAATCGCGTCGAGGAGCTCAGGGTTCGCCTTGAGATCCTGAAAGGTGCGAGTGAGGATCATGCCGATGCTATCCACCAGCGCAGCGACCACGCGCGGATTGTCACAGTTCACGGAACCATCGGGACGGACGAGAGTGTTGTTGTTGTTGCTCATGTTGATCTCTTTCGTTTGACTTGACTGAAATGGAGCGGGAGGGGATTCTCCTCTTACCTTTGAAAGACTCCGAAAGATTCGAGCGGGATTCGAACCCGCATTGCTACCCGATATGGGTGCTCCTTCCATTTGGATGATCGAATCTCGCACGCGAACCGAATCAGGCCTTCTTAGGGGCGAGATTCGACTCCGCAAGGAACTCCGCACGAATGCGGTTCAGGTTCTCGAGCGCAGCATTCGCATCGTTGACGCGAACCTGAGCAGCGGAACGCTTGCGCGTATTCACCGCGATCTTGCGGTCGATCTTCTTGATCTCACGCGCGAGCGCATCACGGAGCAGGTTCTCACGAAGCTGTGCGACCGTCTGAATCGGACGCGGACCACGCGAACCCTTGCGGTTGTTGGAGGCGGACTTGTTCATGCCGTTGAGAGTCTTGTTGCTCATGCATATAGTATATCATAGGTCGATCCGCATTGCAAGCCCCTTGAACGATATTCCCGCGAATATCACGTTATCGACCCATGGTTATCACTCTCACATGGTCTGATAATATCCAGCATAGCCGGTCTGTTGATAGTTATTATCGGACCATGTTATCGGACTATTATTGCGCTAGACCACAAAGGCTGTCTAACTCTACTAGGCTGACCATACCCCGTTGATAGTATTGATTGTTGATAGTATCCCTGTGTAATTGTCAATCTCTGAATGATTTATTGTTATTTACGGTTTGTTGTGCGGGTTGTGGTTTATTGTGAGCGATTGTGAATCATTGTGGTTGGTGGGGAATGGGCTTAGCCTCACATTCCCTGATACCTTATTCCGCACCTTCCTAGTCACCCATTCCTCACCCATTCCTCACCCATTCCTCACCTATTCCCATGCTATTGAGACTGTATTTCCACTCACATACATACAGTCTTTGATGTACTCTTCTCTTCTCTCTTCTTTCCTCTTTATTTGTTATTTGAAAGCTTTTCGAAACTTCTCTAAATACCGCATTGCGATTGTCCGATTCGGAAATACATGAACCGTATCGTTCTCACATGGAAGAAACCGATCTTGAATCAGGTCGTATTCGATGGAGAGAATGCGCGCATCTTTGGTCGTTTCGATCAGCGCATGAACCTTCTTATCCTTCTGTGGGTGAAAGAGAATGAAGTCGTACTTGTGATCGTTCGCATATGACAGAGTGATCTTGTACTCTGTCTCATTGTAGTAGTGAGTAGAAGATGGAAGAAATGCGTTGGTCATTTGATCCTCTTGCATCCGCAGTCTTTGACAAGGAAACGCCAGTAGTCACGCGCGAGTTCGACGGGAATCCATTGATCGTATTCCACGATCATGTTGGTATTGCGAATGGCATCACTAGTGTGCCTACGATGTTTGCCGTCACGGAATCCGACGATGAATGCCTCTGCTGCGAATGGGTAGTAGAAGAAAGAGACTTCCCATCCGTCACCATTCGTAAGAGCAAACCGATTTGGACTGTTCTCAAGAACAGCAGGAAATCCATTTGCGAATGGCGTATACGGTGGCACGGTGTATGCCACAGTATCGTCGGAAAGTGCTTGTATTTCGTCAGCTAGCGTATTCAAGAATCGCTTCCTTATCGTAGACCTTCTGAATGTCATCGGGACGGTATTTGTAGTGATTCTTGAGAGAAAGGTAGATTCTGCGTCCGTATTCCAACGAGTACCCCATTACGCCATCTGCGGTGAAGTACCATTCGGATCGTAAGTTGGTATCGACAACACCACTTGGCGGACAATACACCACACGCTGACACGAACTCATCATCCTCTTGTTCTTGCCGTCCCAAAACACCTCACGAATCCTGACACAATCTCCGTCTGCGCGAAACACGAATCCCTGAAACGAATCGGGTGCGGTATTGAAATGACTGTGTGCCGTGATGCTAGCGGAAAGAAAGTGCTCTTTCATGTGGTATTCATTCCCTGTCTTTGTTCTCTTGTGATACCATCACAAGGATTGCGATTGTGCATCCGATGAACGATGCTGATGCGACGAGAAAGAGAATCATTTCTTCTTTCCCATTTCATTATCGAAGGTGTAGATCATCAGAAACACAACCAATCCCACGAACAGACCACCGATGATGTCGATTACGGTATGCGCGTTCAAGTGAGATCCCCGTATTCGATACCCGTTTCGGGGTCTGCGTCTGCGAGTCCTGCGATGAGGACTTCATCACGCTGAATCGCGGAGATTGCGCGACCAAGACGAGTTTCGTACTGGAGATGCGGTTCGTTGTGTGTGACGGGAATGGTATTGTCCGTGAGAATGTAGTACCCGTCGATGCTTCCACGATTGAATCCCTCTTCCATCAGCTCGAGGAAGTTGTCTCGCTGATCGTCGGGAAGATCAATGCGAACGATGAGAGTCCTGCTTCCGTCCATTACACTGCCACCTTTCCCCAATGGTTGGTGATGATTTCCAGTCTGTCGTAGTCGCGGTATTCGGGAACCGCGATATGGTATCCGAAGTCGATCACAACGAGATTGCCCTTCCACAGAGCAATATTGCCACGGTGCAGATCATTCGCCATCATCATGTCATCGTTGGCAGTCACCTTCTGCCCCAGGCGAAGTTTGATGTTGTCTGCCCACACGCAACCGTCATCAATCACCGAAGCGAGATTGTCGTACTGCGTACCCGTGAGGTCGATTTGCATGAGTCGAACGCGAAGCGAACCATCCACGGTGGTATTGCTTGCACAAGAGAACGAATCGAAATACTTGCCGTTCACATTCTCGTACTCTTCGCCCTCCGCGTGGTCGAGAAACATCTCCATGCTGTTCGCGGAGAACATCTTGAGATTGTTGCTGTGGACATAATCCACATACCAGCGCGTGACTTGAGGACACGACAGAATCGTTGCCTTGATTCGAGCAATCGGAGAGCAGTCTGCAATCCCAGTTTCGTATCCCCAACGATTGACTGTGCGACCATTGGTGGACTTGACGATCCAACGAATCATCTTACCCGTAGGCGGTGCGATTCCTGCCTTTGCTGCGAGTGTCTGACGCTGATACGCAGCGAATGCTTCGACGCTGGTATTGAACATCTTGAACCCGAACTGGCGCGCATTGTCCACTTCCGCATTGTTGTGAAAGAACGAAGTTTGGCATCCATCATCATCGGGAGTGGGATACTTCCCGATATCGTAAACCTTGACCTTTCCAAGAATCGGATGATTGTCGGTGCGAGTGGGGGAGAAACGAGGGTACTTCTTGCTCTTGCTCATGTTCAGGATCCGTACTTGCTGACAAGGTACACGAAACACGCAATGGCGATCACGGAGAGCATCAATGGAATGATGCTGTTGGAGGATTCGTTGTTCTCAGTTTCCATGTCTTTGATTCCAAGATTCTCGTACATCTTGTGCTCATCACCGTCAAGTGCGATTGGGTCATCACCAACGGGGTTTCGTCCACCGTTTGTGTATTCCCATTGCTTGCGATCTTGTTCGCGGATGCGTTCGAGTTCTAGTACAGCGCGTTCGTCTTGCTTTCGCTGTTTCTTGACTTGCTTGTCGATTTCACGCGCTCGAGCGGAGAGTTCATCGAATGATATTCGTTTCTCATCTTCGGGGTAGTGGTCGATCATTCACAGTCTGACTGGCGACCAGTCACGAAGATCCGAAACAGATTCGGGTAGTCGCCATTGTCGTCAATGAAACTCGCATTGTCGCAATGGTTCACGATGAAGTCCTCGAGCTCGACTGATTCACAATCCGTGAGTTCGTCAAGCATTTCGAGAATCGACTGCTTGATCGCATCACGATTTGCCTTCGGGATGGATTCAGAAGTCATTGTGATCCTCCGCACGAATCCACTCCGCCTTGCGCGCAGCATTCACGCGCTTCTTGTCATCCTCCCATTGCAGCATTCCACGCAGCTGAGCAAGCTCAATGGACTGCGAGATAACCGCACGCTCGAGCTCACGCTTGCGCTCCTTGAGCGTATCCATCTCCTCGTATGCAGCGCGAATGTCCTCGCGCAGATTCTCGACATGAATGCGATAACTCTCGCACTCCTCGGACATCGAATCCAACGCAGACTCCAGTGTAGCACGATCAGGCGCAGTATACGTCACAGTTTCAGTCTTGTTCTTCTTGTTCTTACGCTTGCTCATTACGCGATCTCCTTGTGTGAGTTGTGTATTGTACCACAAATGGTATTTCTTGTCAAGCCGTTTGCCCGTACTGGTCATCTTCCGCATCACGACGAATCGTATTGCACGCCATGCATTCGGTGCGATGGTGTCTAGAAGATGCATCGCAGTCGCCACGGTTGCCGCAGTTCTCGCACACATGGTACGAGTAGAGTTCCGCCATGCGAATCACACCGTCAACGATGCCAAGTCCACGCGCAGTCGAGGGAAGATCGTAGGGATTGTCCACGGTAGCACTCTCCGCGAACGAATCGTAGTAGAAACGCAGTCCGCCGAACTTCTCCTTGATCTGCGCGACGACGATGTTGTACTTCACCTGCTCGTAGTTCTCGCGGGAAGTGATTTCGGAGTTGATCGCACGACACGCAAGGTCGATGAGATCGTACCAACCATCTCCGCACTCAATCGAAGTCTGATCCTTGAGCAGATTCGGCCAACGCTTCCTGAGCTTGGTTTCAAGATCCTGGTTCACTCGTCAGTCTCCTTCACATCGAACTCATGGAGTCCGATTTCGGTAATCGGAATCAGGTCGTTCGCAGAGATGCGGTCGTCGCAGAGATCACGAAACTGATCGTCGCTGATGACCATGATGCTGCAACCCGAAATGGTATTCCAAGTTTCTCCGTCCGAAAGCACGATGATTGTGTGTGTCTTGCTGCTCATTCGTCACTCTCCTTGAGATTGCGGGAAACGATATCCCCGAAGTCTGCCCAGTCGCCATCGCTGGGCTTGTTCTTGTTGAAGTCCGCGCAAATGCGTTCCCACTCCGCATCGGTAACAGACTCTTCTCGGAGCGCGGGAAGGAATCCCTCCGCATCACCGCGACTAAAGACGAGAATGCAGAGATCCTCATTCTCGGGGAAAGCCTGAATAAAGCGAATCATGTGTTCCTTGTGTGTCATTACTGCTCAACCTCCACGCGAATCTTGAAGTTGCCTTCCTCTGACTTCTCAACGAAGATTTCGGTGATCGTACCGAATCCGTAATCGCTACCCACGCTGATGAACGGTCCACCTTCGGGATCGAAATACCCGATCTTGGTGTTGTCGTCGTCCATTCCAACGCGGTAGTAGTGCGTCTTGCCCTCAATCGTGTAGATGCCGTGACCATTTGCAGTCACGGTACGCTTGTCGCCGTAGCGAGAATGAAGTGTGAGATTCTTTGTCATGGTTTACCTTGCCCTTGCGTATTCGCGGTTGAGACGGCGCGCATCCTCGGGACTACGCGCAATGAACAGTTCACAGTCAGCCTTGTGAGAGTAGATGATTCGCGCAACAGACTTGAAAGTGTGCTTGTCCGCGCAATCGACGCAGTATTCCGTATCGGGAATAAACTCGAGGCGCGCAGCGGGAATCTCATTGCCACAGTCGAAACACTTACACATCGGACGCAATCCTCCTTTGGGTGCGTGTATTATACCACAAATGGGTATTTCTGTCAAGTGAATAAAGAACCACCGCGTTAGCGGTGATTCTTCTTGAAGTATTCGTTGTTCGCATCCGCGTCCATCATCTCTTCCGATGAGAAGAGATACTCCCATCCGCGCTTGATCGCAGCTTCGCGCTGGTGGTATTCGTAGTCCGCGTTTGGAACTTCGGGATCGAACACGGAGAGAAAGCAAACCTCTTTCCGTGCTTCGTCCCGATCATCACGGTACAGTTTCGCGTTTGCGTTTGCTTCGTCGCGTTCCTTCATCATCTTCTCAGCCCTATCGTACTGAACGCCGTACTGCGACTCAAGGCGGTAGATCGTGCTTTCGTTCGCAATGATCTCACCGTAAGCGCGCGCAAGCAGCCGGATGATGTCATCGGGAAGATCGGTGCGCTTGGTAGCAGCGCGGAGTTCGTAGTCAAGATGATTGATGTTGTTGTTGGTCATGCGTACCTCGTCTGTGCGAATGATTGCTTGATGGTTCGTCGTTCAATGAATGCTTCGCCGTCTGCGCGAGCATTTCGTTCCTTCGTGATCTTCTTTCCGATTCCGAATGGTTTGCAGATCGTGCGATTGTGCTTCACTACTGCTGCACCTTCGCGTTCTGCTTCCAAATCGAAACGATCAAGGATTCGTTTGGGCATTGTCGCGCTCCTTGAGAAGTTCCTGATTGCGAAGCGCGACAACCTCACACACATGGCAACCGCCTTCGTATCCATTCTTGTAGCGGTCAATCTGCGCGTAGGCATCGTCGCGCTCCTTGACAAGTTTATCAACCGCCTCGTCGAGAACGACAATCGCAACCGCTGCCTGATTCAAGTAATCAATCTGCTCGGGAGCGAACGAATCCGCGTTCGCATCTGCGAAGTCACGGAGAAAGTTCATCAGTTTCAGTATGTGTGGATTCGTCATGGTGTGTATTATACCACAAATGGGTATTTCTGTCAAGTGATTAGTGCTTGTGGTATGTCACGGTTGCGACATTGCGATCCCAACACGCACGGCAATCGCGGCATTCGTTGTCCTGAGTAGGAGCAACACACGCAACACCACCACGAGCTCGAGAGCGATTCATTGCCGAATCATCGGTTGCGACTTCCGAAGTAATCTCGAAATCAGACGGAGCAGCAGAGTCGAGCATGGCAGCGGAAACGCGCACGGTGAGATTCGCGGGAAACTCACCGAACATTTCGCGGTACTTGCGAACGATTGCGTATTCGCGAGTGGGCAACCAGTGCTGCACATTCGGAGTCATCGTACACACTTGCACGATGTTGATGAGATGCGAGAGCGACTGCAAATCACCCGAATCGTGCCAACGGAAGTACGCAACCTTCTTGCACTTCTTTCCGATCACGAATGCCATTGCTGCCACCCAGCGCGAATCGAACAGCGCATTGTAACGGCGCTCCATTGCATCGACCACATTCGGGAAGTTGTACATTCCCTTGCAAGCGTAACACTTCTCGCAAGTAGAACCCTTCACCTTGCGGAGAGCGGAACCGACATGGCAACGCTTCGCGGAAATGCTCGTACTCCAGCCTGGCATCTTCGACGGCTTCGAAAGACCACCGACGATATCCTCGGCTTCGGAATGAACGAAACTAGTTTCGGGAGAGTGAATCGGAATCGTGCGCGCGGGAGCTTGTGCAAGAGCGAAGGTAGCCATAGCGTATAAGATATCACAAATCTGAAACATTGCAAGCCTTCGGGAAAGATATTTGTACAAATACTTTGTTATCGGTCCTTTCGTTATCGGACCCTGGGCGTCGCGTTGATAGTATTTATCGGACCATGGAAAGTTGCATGGTCTGATAATATCACAGGACGGTTGATAGTAACGATTTGTTGATAGTACCCCGATGTTGATAGTACCCACCTTGTGGCGTATATACAAATATAACTATATAATATAATAGGAGATAATATGGAAAGTTTAAACGAATCAATCAAAAGAATACTTTTGAATGAAACCGACAGTCTCTGGCTGTCAAAAGCGGGGACAGCAGATTATAACCCAAGAGGTCAACAAAGCACATCTATGGGGTATAATCCACAACAACAATCATACGGTAGACTACAACCAAGAAGACCAATGTATAAACCACCAGCAATGGGTGATAGATACAATCAGCAACAGTATCGTGGTATGAATGTTGCTGGAGATACAAGAAACGCATCATACGGTGGACGAGTAAGAAGATCACCCTATTCATACGACAGTTTCATTCGTAGCAACGATCAGAACAACAATCTTAGATCGACTACTAGAAGAAGAGATGATTCTGATTACAGTTCGAATCTTAGTGGAAACAACAGAAGACAAGATTTTGATTACAGTTCAAATCTAACTGGTGTTCCATTTGGAAGAAACTTCAGAAGTGGAACCAATAACAACAGTCAGTATGGAGACAACCTTGCTCGACAACTAAATAATTGGAGTCAGGGTGGATATAATCCCGAAGCACACGCAAGATTTTTAAATCAACAATGAAAGGAAATAATATGAACAGAAATTTAAAAGAAGCGTATAAAAGAGTATTAAAAAGTAAGATAATTAATGAAAATTCACAGTTATTGAATGAAGGCACTGGCGGTTTGATTGGTAGACTTTTACGCCAAGCATATGGTAGAAGGTATCCAAGCTTGGATCGTTATTTCCCAGGCAGACCACAAAGTGATTGGATGGCGAATACAGAGGAAGGCGGCCGCCTTCTTCGAATTTGGAGGAATACTGCAAGAAGCCTAAATACTATGATCCCTAGGAATATGTCAAGATCGCTTTATGATAGTTTACGCGAACAATTTCCGAAATTTTATAGGGTTTTGCCAGAACACGAAATAATTGATACTTTAGTTACGCCTGGTAATTCAAATATAATAATTATAAAAACTAGAGATGGTGGTTATATTTATCAATATATTGATGGGAATGGAATGCGAATATTAGACGGCACAAAAATACCTCGACCTGAACCAGATGGTAGTTATATTTTCCCAGATGGTTTCTTTCAAAACAATGACAATTTCATAAGAGACTTAGATGGTCAATTTCCACCCACGGACATGGAAAAATATAAACAATTGTTCGGAACAATTGGAATTGTTCTGGGCGGTGCATTTGCATATGATGCAACAGCAGATGATGAATCGGATGATATAATTGCTGAACCACCACCAGCACCTGTAGAACAAACACCAGAATTTTTAACAAGGCCTGGAAGAGAATGGCATCCGCCAATGAAATGAGTTGAAAAATACACATTTATAAAAAAACAAACCCCCGTAAGGGGGTTTGTTGTTATCTCATAGGAGGTGACCAATTTTCTTCTGGTCTTACTAAAAGTGGAGGTATTGACTGAGGTGGTTCAGCAACGAATTCATCTTCTGGATTCGCGCCTGGATCTAAAAGACCTGGCAGTCCTAAAATTGGAGCAACACCAAATTCAATATTGTCGATCGGACTTCTGTATCCTGGATCTGCCCAGTTTTCATGGCCATATACATCAGGAATTGAATCTGTATTTGGATTCCAACCTTCTGGGAGTCTCATAAATCCATCTTCTGGGTGCATGTAATAATATCTACCATTTTCTGCAAGAATAACCCAAGCACCTTCATCATTAACAATTATTTCGCGAGCACTAGAACCATCTAAACGAGGATGATTTCTATATTGACTTAACCATTTTCTATAGAATTTATCTGCATCAGAACTAACCGAATATCCTGGCTTGGCATTAAGTCTTATGACAATTCTTTGACTCGCGCCTGGCGGATTTGCATATCTTTCCATGAATTCGCGAAAAGTCCACCTGTGTCCTTGTTGGGGATAAAGCATCCTCATCAGCACTCTCCACCATCTAGGTTCTACTGATTCATTTAGTTGATATGATTCATATTTCATAGATCTCATAGGAGGTGACCAATTTTCTTCTGGTCTTACTAAAAGTGGAGGTATTGACTGAGGTGGTTCAGCAACGAATTCATCTTCTGGATTCGCGCCTGGATCTAAAAGACCTGGCAGTCCTAAAATTGGAATTATTCCAAAGAATGGATCATTGTCAATGGGACTTCTGTATCCTTCATCTGCCCAATTCTGATGACCAAATGATTCGGGTATAGAATCTCTATATGGATCCCAGTCTTGAGGCAATCTCATGGGGCCCACGGCGCTGTCTGGATGCAGGTAGTAATATCTACCATCCTCACCTAAAACAATAAATGCACCTTCATCATTAATGAGTAACTGTCTTACTCTGGTTCCACCCATTCCTGTACTTCCATCAAGTTGCTCCAACCAACGACGAATATTATCATTATTTCCCCAAGGGTGACTACCACTTCTGTTTATTCTGATAATTCTTCTTGGCCATCCGCCTGGTGGGTTAGCATATCGTTCCATGAACTCTGGGAATTTTTGTCTTCTAGTAAATCGAGGACCAAACATTCTTTTAATTGCTCTCCACCATAATGGTTCTGCCATCTCATTTAACTCGCGCTTTGGAGTTTTATTTTGACCGTTGTTTAAAAAATTTAAATTTTCCTTTGCAATACGACTGTAGTCCATGGAATCTCCTTTAATTTATAGATTCATACTTCTATTTATAAATACAAATATCAGAGGATATAATGAGAAATAAACTGATAACACAGATAATTCTAAACAGAATAAACAAAAAACACCAAACTTTGTTTGAAAATAAAGATCTTTGGTTTCTAGTCGAAGACCGTATTCCTTCTTTGATTTCCAAATACAGCGGAACAAAGGAAGTTCCAACCGAAAATATTGCTGCACACCACATAATCGGTGGCAAAAAACCACCAACAAGATTTATTCGAAAACTAAGTTCAGAGCATGATTTTAATCCT